ACCAAATTCAGATGAACCAAGAATAAGCTTGTTGAAAGATGCACGAGTCATAACCATCTTGGCATAAACGCCATAGTCCGGTGCCAAGGAATGAAGTTTCTCTCTCAAATAAGAGATAAACATATTCTTTCCGTCCACAACCACATCTCCACTTTTCGGCTTGATAAAATTGAACGGAAGGGTAATCTCCAGCAGTTTATTATTGGTCTGACCGGAAGTGATTGCAGCATCCTTGTTGTAAACGGTGGCTTCACCAAGCATCAACAGCGCACCGACAATAATATCCATACGCTTGTGGGCGGCAAGGGTAATCTGACGGTAGTCGTCTGCCAGGAAATTTACAATTTCTTCCATTGCAGCCTTTTGGTCGGCTGGCTTAGCTGCATTGAACTTGTCAATCAAATCCTGCAATTCGGAAAGACGGTCAATAGACATCTGATAAGCATCACCCAAATAGGCAATCTCACCATATCCAGAACCGATGTTCCGACGTTCACGGATGGGTTTCTCTCCAAAACGTGAATTGATAGAGCCGGCCATAACTCCGGTTACAGAACCGATATAATCCTTGAACACACGAGTAGTTACTCTGCGGAAAGTAAGATACTGTTGCCAATAGATTGTGTCCTTGCGTGTCTGGTTCACACGTCTGATGATAGCGGAAACGATGTTCGCATCATCGAATAATGTTTGAATCGTTAAAAACATATCCTACCTCCTTACTCGTTAAATTCAAACCATCCCTTCATGTTGGCTTTATCGTTCTCGGAGAACGGCATAACCAATTTTGAAGGGTCAATCTCTGCGGCTGTACGAAGCAATGAAACCAATGTAATTCCGTCCTCAACCTTTGTACGGTTAAACAGAGCCGAATTAGCGACATGCTTTTGCTTTAAACCATCAACTGCAACCGCATTGAATAATACAGCATCTTTGGCAATATTCTCACCAAAAGCAGCCTTAATAGTCAATACATCATAACCGGCATTAGATTTATCAATTGCCGTTACTTCTGCGCCTTTCTTGCCGCTTCCGACAAACATACCCACATAAGCCAAAGAGTTCTTGGCTACTTTGATAGACAAAGCCTCTCCACCAGTGGTATAGGCTTCCACAACTCTCACATTGATTACCGCATAAGCGAACTTGTTTTTCAAGTCCGCACAAATCGGTGTAAATCCGGGAAGAAAACTTCCCACTACCAGGAACCAAGTCATACTTAAATCCTGCTGACATAATTAATTCTTGTTTTGTTCAACAATAGTTTTCGTACCCTCATCAATCATTTTAGCGATAGATTCAGATTCTTTCTCAATCTTCTCTTCCGCTGATTCGGGAGGGGTTACGCCTTTGAAGCCGTCATTTGCGAACTCCTGCTTCAAGTCCTTGAAGTATGCGTCCAAGTCCTCATCGTCCTTAATGGCGCATCGTTTGGCGTAGTTTTCGGGAATACCATACTCTTTTGCCTTTGCCAAAATCTGCTGGCTACGTGTTGCTTGAGCCTTCTCCGTTTCAAACTGTGTTAGCTTATCAGAAAGGCTCTTGTTGGAATCAATTAAAGCTTGCGCCCATGCAGGCACATCGTCTTTATTCTCTTCCGTTTTAGTGGTTGTGGTAGTCTCGATTGGCTTACCGTCTTTAAGGTTATGTTTCTTCTCGTAGTTGGAAACTGCGGTCTTGGAAGCATCCCCGGCACGGAAATCACCATAGGAATTAAGCACGTCCGAAAAATTGATACCCTCAATAATGGAGTTTACCTTTGTCTCGTCCGTTACACCCTCTGCCTTCTTAGTGGCAATGCGGGTAAGAATAGCAGTGTCCACCCCTGCGAATTTCTGTTGTAGCCCTGCTAAGATTTGTTCTAAGATTGTCATACCGTATGAATTTGATTTATAAATTTCTACGGTAAAATTCGATCTTAATAAAGAGAATGAGAAATAATCAGGATAGTTATATACGACAATCAGACTATTGTCATAAATATGACAAAAAAAGGCGTGAAACCGAATGAATCACGCCTAAAATATAGTAAGATAGTATGCCTAAAGTTTTACTTCTAATTTTTGACCTGTCAAATCAAAATACAGGTTTTGAAGTTGATGGAGGGATTTCACTTGTATATTGTAATCGACTCCCTTCAAATGGAAATCTGCGTCCAACTCAAACAAGGGACTATAATAAGTGACAACTCCCCATTTATGCTTTTCAAATCCACACTTCAACAACAGTTCTTCTGTAAGAGGAATGGGATTAAGGTTCTCTACATAGGTACGAAATACCGCTTCTGATGATATTCCACTCGCTTCATATTTTGGATATTCAATCTCACTATATCCTATTTCTGTTATCTTATATGGAGTTTTGCTATTTTGTAAATAGACATAATTACCAATTTTCAATTCTCTAACATCCACCATACTATAACAAATTTATAGCCGATAACTCCTTTGTCAATGATTGAATACCCCTCTGAATTTTCTCTAACTGCTGCCTGCGAGGTTTGTGAACTCCGGCAGCATAATGCCACAACTGGCGTTCATTGATTCCTGTAATACGGCTCAATGCAGCCTTAGTAAAGATATTACTGTAATAGTTGATAAAGGTAGCAGCATCAATCTTAAACTTTAACTCAAATTCTCCAGAAAGCACCTCACAAGGATTAGAGTTATCTTCCAAATACAATTCGATAGCCTCCTTCATGTTATCTTCCAACTCCTTCATGTCGTTACCGACTGTAATGACAGGAGCATCTTCAATATAAGCACTTAAGTTCTTTCCTGCGTGTTCTACAATAACTTCTACTGTTTTCATATTACCTCCTTTTTTAATTAAGAGAACAAGGGGGCTACTTTAGCCCCGCTTGTCTCAAAATACTGTAATAAGTGCCTTTCTCAACGCCTTTGCTGTTATGATTCGGTACAATAACCACTTTGCCGTCTTTCTCAAACTTCATGTGACTACCTTTCTGACTCTTTAGAACAAAACCGTTTTCTTGCAACATAGTTACAACGTCTTTAACTGATTTGTAACTCATAACGCTTTGGACTTAATTACCATGCAAATATAGTAATAATACGAATATTATCAAAGCATTTATTCGTTATTTTACTATGAATATAAAAATAGCGGTAACTCCGAAGAATTACCGCTAACCATTCTATTTTTCTTATACTAAAATTATAAACCTCGTAATTTTTCTGACTAAGAAGCATTTTTCTGTCCCTTATTTCCGATTTGCTCATTCTTTGCCGCTTGCTCCTCTTTGATTTCTGCAAGTTCCTCTTCTACCCTGCTTATTTAGGCAATCGTTTTTCTAAAAGACGTTGAATGCTTTTGTGTATTTTCCCTATAACCTCATAATAACGTGGCTCCTCAAAGCCATTATAACATTCACTTTCTTTATCTAAGTTACAAAGGTCATCATTGCTATCTATAATAATTTTGGCATTTTTATCCTTCTGGTACCTAACTTTAAATTTAACTAAATAATTAGATAAAGCATACACATCACTAAATGCAGAACCACAACCATACAAATCATAATCTTGGTTCTCTTTTCTTATTGCTTCATCTGCTTTTATAAGCAATCGAAGCAATTGAGTATCTATTTTATAACCAATATCCTCATTCTTTCTTCGATTTTTGCCAAATAAAATCAAAACTCCCTCTCTTAATGAAGGAATGGACCCTATTACTACAGCTGCTACAACAATGGTAGCTATAATCCAATTATCTAAAAAGAAATTGATAATAATGTCGTATTTTGTAATTGTTTCCATAATCATAACCTTTCAGCTAAATTCTTCACATCCTCCGCAGACTTCACCTCATGTACGATATCTCCCACTTTTACGAAACCGATAACATTACTGGCATCCGGCTTTTCAAATAGTTCGGCAATAGGAACATTTAATGTATTCGCAATCTTTTCTAATGTTTGCAACTGCGGATATTCCCCTCGTAAAGTCTTATTCAGACTTATATCAGATATTCCCATTTTTTCTGCTAACTCTTTTTGAGTTATACCTTGCCCTTGACAGAGTTCTTTTATCCTTGTTCTAAAGTCCATAATACTATATAGTTTTATTCGGCAAAAATAGATATTTATACCACATAATACAATTATATGACTAAAATAAATCTACTTAGTTTTATTTTTAACATTATTTATTGCTTTAGATATTGTAAAATTAAACCGATTAGTTTTACTTTGCAATATCAAATTAAACGAAGTAGTATAATTTAAAACATATAAGAGTATGAGCACAACATTTAGAAGTCAGATGAAAGAGGTTATGATCCTCGCCTGGCAGATGGTTAAAAAGAACGGTTTCACAATGTCAGAAGCATTAAAGGTGAGTTGGGCTAATTTGAAACTCAAAGCAGCTTTGAAAGTAAAGGTAGTAGAGTTCTACTTCAAAAAAACTGATGGTTCGTTACGTCAAGCCTTTGGCACTCTCAAAGAAAATTTAATCGGTGAGATAAAAGGTACTGGCAGAAAGCCGAATGATAACCTGCAAGTGTATTGGGACACAGAGAAAGAAGAATACAGATGTTTCAAGAAGTGTAACCTTATTAAAATCGC